GGGGGGAAATGCCGCGGTTTTCTTTGATTCTGTTGCTAATGGATTAACTATTCATGATGTGCGGCAGGTTCCCCCCATTATTAGCCTTGAGGTGATGTTATGTCATGTTCAAAGTACCTAGTTTTTTTAATCGCTTTATATTTGACGGTTTCGATCGTTGTGAGTATTGTCAATGCGTTTTGTTTCACATTGACGACTCTGTGTCTGTATGTTTAAATTGTGGTGCTTGTTTTACTAGTAGTAATCTTAAACCTACTAGTCTATTTGAAGATACTTGTAGCGCGACTTCGCGCGGAAAGGAAGATCATGAAATTTAACTCTCGCTATTCCGTTACCGGCGAGAAGCCGGGTATTAAGTTTGATCAGCCTTCGCAGACGCTCCAGTCATTTAAAGATGACGCGGATATTAATTGCATTATTGCGCGTTTTGAAAATACCGGTGTTCTTGTGGATCCTACTGTCCCGGTTTCGCGTACTCCTCAGTTTGGTGATTATTCTGAAATGCCTTCTTATCAAGAGGCGCAGAATGTCATAGTGTCGGCAAATAATGCGTTTAATGATCTTTCTGCTAAAATTCGCGAACGATTCGGAAATGATCCAGCCGCCTATTTCGATTTCGTTCAGTCCCTGAAGGAAGGAAGTGAAGACTATGCTGAAGCAATTAGGCTTGGAATTATTGACAAACCTCTTGACAGTACTCCTAAAGTACCTTCCGGATCTGTTGAAGGTGCCGGTAAAGAAGTAAATTCTTGACATTTACTAGCGGTAAAACGATGTTCAGCCAATTACACTACTTGATGTAATTGGCTGGAGTGACACCGTTAAACGCGTTCACTCTTCACACTCTTTGAATAATTTGTGAATAATACAGCCTGTTGGCGAAGCCTTAGGGCGGTTATTCTGAAAGGATTGATAATATGAAGTCAGTCATGAAGCATTTATTTTCACAGATTCCACGAGCTCAAATTTCTCGGTCTGTGTTTGATAGATCCCATGGATGGAAAAGTACCTTTGATTCCGGCTATCTTGTGCCGTTTCTTGTAGATGAAGTTCTCCCTGGCGATTCGTACAAAGTGAAATTTAATTTCCTTGCTCGTCTTTCTACTCCCGTTGTTCCGACTATGGATAATCTGTTTATCGATACGTTTTATTTCTTCGTCCCTTATCGCCTTTTGTGGAAACACTGGGAACAGTTTAATGGTCAACAGGATTTTCCCGGTGCTCAGACTGATTATCTTGTACCGCAGACTTCCGCTCCTGCTGAAGGCGGTTTCCCGGTTGGTTCCCTTGAAGATTATTTCGGCCTTCCGACAGGCGTTACGGGTATCAAAGCAAACGAACTTGCGGCGCGTGCTTATGCCTTGATTTGGAACGAATGGTTCAGAGACGAAAATTTACAGAATCCTATCAACCTTTCCAATTATGCCGACATTTCAACCGCTTCCGGCTTGGATGATGTCGGTCTTGGTGATGCCGGGTTTACCGGTTTTCATAAGCTCTTGAGACGTGGTAAGCGTCATGATTATTTTACCAGTGCTCTTCCATGGCCGCAGAAAGGCCCAGGCGTTGAGCTTCCGCTCAATGGTAATGCTGAGATTATCAGAGATGGTAATAAGGCTTTTGCTTTGAGTACCGCCGACAGTTCCAGTATTGTTGGTTTTGTTTATGGTGGTGCAGGTCGTGGCCAGCTCTCTAGGCCGTTTGTTGCCGGTACTACTGCCGGCACTGAGCAGTTCGCGCAGGGCACCGGATCTGATCTTACTGCTCCTTTACTTGGTTATTCCGGTGGTTTGATTGCCGACCTCTCTTCTGTTACTGCCGCGACTATTAATTCTCTTCGCCAGGCGTTCCAGCTCCAAAAACTCTACGAACGCGATGCTCGCGGCGGTACTCGATACACCGAAATTCTCCGCTCGCATTTCGGCGTTGTTTCCCCCGACTCTCGTCTCCAGCGTCCGGAATATCTTGGTGGTTCTGAAAGCCCTGTTATTATCAATCCTGTCGTCCAGAACTCTGCGACTGGTTCAACCGGCGCAGAAACGCCTCAGGGTAACCTTGCGGCATATGGTCTTGCTTCCTCGACTTCCGCGAAACATGGCTTTACAAAATCGTTTGTCGAGCATGGTATTATTATTGGACTTCTTAATGTTCGTGCTGATCTCACGTATCAGCAAGGCATTCCTCGTATGTTCAGCCGTCGCACGCGCTTTGACTTCTATTGGCCCGTACTTGCACATCTCGGTGAACAGGCGATTTTAAACAAGGAAATCTATGCCCAGGGTACTTCTCAAGATGATGATGTATTTGGCTATCAGGAACGCTATGCTGAATACCGCTACTTCCCTAGTATGATTACCGGTAAACTTAGATCTACGGATCCTCAGTCTCTCGATGTTTGGCATCTCTCTCAGAAGTTCGATAGTCTCCCTACGCTTTCTGCGCAGTTTATCCAGGATAATCCTCCAGTGTCTCGAATTCTTGCTGTGCAGAATGAACCTCAGTTTATTATTGATAGTTATATCGAAATGAAATGTGCTCGACCAATGCCGGTTTACGGCGTGCCTGGTCTTGTTGACCACTTCTAAAGTGAGGTGATCTATTATGAGTTTTTTCAGTAAGTTTGGCGGTGCTATTATTGGTGCTGGTGCTAATCTTATTGGTGGTATTTTAGCGAATAAACAACAGAAGAAACAATTCGACGCTAATTATGAGCTTTCGCACGACCAGCTCTATAAGCAACATCAAATTGAAGTTGCGGATTTAAAAGCTGCTGGTCTTAATCCTATCCTTTCTGCTAACGCTGGTAATTCTACTTTTTCTGCTTCTTCTGGTGGTAGCTATGAGAACCTTGGTTCTGCCGCTACTTCTGGTTATATGGCCGCCCAGCAGGCGAAAAATTTACAGATGCAGAATGAGGCTATTAAGGCTACTGTTGAAAAGACACGTGCTGAAGCCAGTAACGTATTACAGGATACAAAGCTCAAGTCTGCTCAGACTTCCCAGGTGCAAGGTGAAACTACTTTGATTCCCCTTAAAGCTGATAATATTTCCGCTCTTACTGCTCAGGCGAAACAGCAGACTCAGGTTTTCAAGATGCAAGTTAAAGTGGCCGATGCAAATATCAATAAAATTTTGCAAGATATTGAAAATAGTAAGCGTATTACTGATGCTCAGGTTTCTGAACTTGGTACTCGTTCGGAGGCTAACCTTGCTCAAGCTGGCGCCGCTTCTGCGCTTGCCGCCAAGTCTTATGGTGAATTAGCCAGGCTTCAGCAGTTGACGCCTTATGAAATTGATAAATTAGCCGCTGGTACTGCTGAAAATTTGGCTAGTGCGGCTAATCTTGATGCATCTGCTAAGCGTACTCTTGAAGATTCTCTTCGTATTAAGCTTGCTAATGAACAGGAACAGTCTGTTCAGGATATCAAAACAGGTAATGCGCATCGTTTCGGTACGTCTATGGGTGAATTATTACGCTGGATGCCGTTCAGCGCGTTGAAATGAAAGGAGTCTTTTATATGAAACGTAGAAAGTTATCTCGGAAGAAGTCTCGTAAGATCTTTACTAAGGGTGCTGTAAACGTTAAAAAACGTAACCTTCGCGCTCGCCCTATGCGCGGTGGTTTCCGGATCTGATTATGGCGTGTTATCATCCGATTGACTGCTGGCGTGTACCTGACGCCAGCTCGAAATCGGGTTATCGTGTTGTGTTTGGTTCTCCTTTTTCTCCGCCTGAGCGTGGAGCGGAGCCTTGCACTATTCCTTGTGGTAAATGTATTGGATGTAGGCTTGCTCACTCTCGACAATGGGCAGTTAGATGTGTGCACGAAGCTTCCCTACATGATAGGAACTGTTTTCTTACCCTTACTTTTGATGATGCGCATCTTCCCTCCTCTGGCTCTGTAAATGTTCGTGATGTTCAGCTTTTTTTGAAGCGTCTTCGTAGGGCTTTGTCTTATCAAAATATTAAGATCCGTTTTTTTGCTTGTGGAGAGTATGGTGATAAAAATTTACGCCCTCATTACCATCTTATTATTTTTGGTTATGATTTTAGTGATGATCGTCAGTTACTTCGACAAACGCCTTACGGGCCGCTTTATATCTCTGATTTTTTGTTTCGTCTTTGGCCTTATGGTTTTCATACTATTGGTAATGTTACTTTTAAGAGTTGTGCTTATGTAGCGCGATACGTAACTAAAAAAGTGTATGGCAAGGACGCTCCGGCGCATTATCAGGGACGTACTCCCGAATTTATCACAATGTCCAGGAAGCCTGGTATAGCTCATGATTGGATTGTTAAGTATTTTGATGATGTTTATAATTATGACAGGGTTGTTTTGCCTGACGGTATGATTACGCGCCCTCCTGCGTATTATGATGAATATTTGCATTTGACGGACTCTGAAAAATTTGATATTTTAAAGGCAAGGAGAAAGCAGACAGTTAAAAAAGAATCGGTCACTCGCCTTCTCCAGAAAGAGCAACACCAATTGGAAGTTGCTAAAAAATTGATTCGACCGATAGAAGGAGTATGAGAATGAAAACTATTTATGCCGTTTTTGATCGCAAAACTAGTTCTTGCGCACTTTGTAAAGAAGCTGTAAATATTGAAGAGTTCGAGCGTTGGTTTGCGACTGTATTTCTTCGTGATTCTTCCATGTTCGCTCTTTATCCGGAGGATTATGATATTTATTCTATCTGCACTTTTGATGACGAACATATGACGATTGAAGAATGTTCTGTTCCTTCTCTTATCACTTCTGTTGATGAGCTTTTCTCCATTTTTAAGATTCCGCGTCCGACCTCTTCCCAGTCTGGTGAGTAGTTTTACCTTCTTTTCTCTTTTCCCCTTGTTAGCAGAAGGGGTATGGGGGGAAATGCCGCGGTTTTCTTTGATTCTGTTGCTAATGGATTAACTATTCATGATGTGCGGCAGGTTCCCCCCATTATTAGCCTTGAGGTGATGTTATGTCATGTTCAAAGTACCTAG